CCTGCATCAGGGTGCATTTGAACTAGACTGGAACGAAATCTTTGTGGCACGACTGGTCAAGGCTGGCTATATGTTGAAGCCTGCTGACAGTGACGGCGAGATAGTGGATAGATGGTTTCAAAATGTGTGCCGACATGTTGTGATGGAAACATGGGAACAAGAACAAGCAATTAAAAACTCCGGCATGTATGTGCAAAAACGTGATCTCGGAGACGGACGGAGCGAAATAGGATGATATTCAATCACATTAAAGACCTCAAAGCCGAAGGTAAAAAAATCGGCATCACATTCAGTCAATTTGACATGCTACATGCAGGACACATTGCCATGTTGGCCGAAGCAAAGAATCATTGCGATTACTTAATTGCAGGCCTGCAAACAGATGCCAGCATTGACCGACCAGGAATTAAAAATCCCCCTGTGCAAAGCATTGTGGAACGCCAGATACAATTGAGTGCGTGTAGATTTGTAGACGAAATTGTTGTGTACACTACCGAACAAGATCTAATTGACTTGATACTAACCTTGCCAATCGATGTACGCATACTTGGTCGAGAATACGAAGATACCAACTTTACTGGTCGCAATGAAGGTACTGGACAACACATTGAGCATGTGTTTAACAGCAGAGACCATTCATTCTCAAGCTCAAGCCTGCGCAAGCGTGTGGTAGCTGCCGAAACAGAAAAAGTACTGCTACAGAAATGATATTGTATGTGAATGGGTGTAGTCACACAGCGGCTGCCGAAGCAGTTGTGCCTGATGTAATGGCTGTGGATGATGGCCGTTACGGAATTGATCGCCGCCCGCATCCAATCAACTTGGAAGCCAGTTGGGGTCGTCACCTGAGTAAAATGCTAAACACTGAATTTTACTGTGATGCCGAAACAGCAGCCAGCAATGATCGTATATTGCGCACTACTACAGATTGGATTCACAACAATTATAGCCGCTTGTATGATACTGTGATGGTGATTCAATGGACCACATGGGAACGAGAAGAATGGGTGTTCGAAGGCCGGCACTATCAAGTAAATGCCAGTGGTGTAGACATGGTGCCGCCAGAACTTGAAGCTAGATATCGTCAGTATATTTTGGATGTGAATTGGAATCAAAAAACAGATGAATGGCACAATAAAATCTGGCACCTGCATTGTCGACTAAAAGACCTTAATGTGCGGCATCTTTTCTACAGCGGCAACAGCACGTTTAGTAATATGCCAAATCAAAGAGATTGGCAAAATCACTATATCCAACCTTACTCAAACGAGCACAGTTGGAATGCCATACTAAAAAACAACGGATTCGAACATGTGAATCCCAAAAGTTATCACTTTGGGGCCAATGGCCATAGATTTTGGTCAGAATATGTGTTACAATACTTAAAGCAACACAAACTTCTGGACCGTCCTAATGAAATATCTACTGATTGATACTGCCAACATGTTCTTCCGTGCCCGCCATTCGGCGCACAGGGCCAGCGACACATGGACTAAATTAGGCTTTGCACTGCACTTGACCATGATGAGTGCTAATAAAGTAGCTAGACGTTTTGGCGTGGACCATGTGGTTTTTGCACTAGAGGGGCGTAGCTGGCGTAAGGATTATTACAAACCCTACAAAGCCAATCGTGCTGTGGCCCGCGGTGCCATGAGCGAAACTGAAGCAGAAGAGGACAAACTGTTTTGGGAAACCTATGATGAACTGACTAAATACTTGTCTGAGAAAACAAATTGTAGCGTGATCCGTTGCGCAACAGCAGAAGCGGACGATATCATAGGCCGCTGGATTGCACTACACCCCCAAGATGAACATATTATCGTCAGCAGTGATTCAGACTTCGTTCAATTGGTTGCACCAAATGTGCAACTCTACAATGGCATAAACGATCACCTGTTCAGTGTTGATGGCGTAACTGATGCCAAAGGCAACCAATTGAGTTTCACAATCGAAAGCAATTCAAAGATCAAAGTAGGCAAAACCGACCGTAGCTTTGTGGCTCCAACTGACTACCAGAAATGGGTGCTGTTCTTGAAATGTGTACGCGGTGATCCCGGCGACAATGTGTTCTCGGCATACCCTGGTGCACCAGTTAAAGGCACAAAGAATCGTGTGGGCATTACAGAAGCATTTGAAGATCGCAACAAAAAAGGCTACAACTGGAACAATCTCATGTTGCAACGTTGGACTGACCACGAAGAAAAAGAACACAAGGTGCTTGACGACTACGAACGTAATGTCACACTGATTGACCTCACTGCACAACCACAAGAAGTAAAAGATACCGTGGATGCTGTGATCAGTGAACAGGTCAGTAACAAAGACACAGGCATGGTGGGCGCACACTTTCTTAAATTCTGTGGCAAGTATGAACTCACCAAGCTGAGTGACCAAGCAGAGCCAATTGGTCGCTGGCTGAATCAAACATATCAAGGAGTGTTAAAATGATAGTAGCAAAACCAGTAATTGACAATCAATACTGGATCCTCAAACAAAACAATCAAAAGATTGGTAACATTGAGGCCAGTGCAGATGGTTATGTTGTAAAAATACAAAATCAAGTATCCAATTACAAGACCATGCCCATGGTCAGAGAAGTGATTGACATCACTTTTGAACCTTCCGAAACAGTTACCCCACCACCTAATGATTCAGTTCACGGTTATGAAACTGGATGTAAGACATATAATGGATTGTGGAATGTGAGACTAAAGCTACCATTGTTTACCAAACAGGAGAAATCCAAGTCATGGTTTGCAGCCGGATGGTACACAGTAAAACAACATCGCTCATGGAAGATTGTTCGTAACCCCAAACTGATTGCACTTGATCGTTACAAGTATCAAGGACCATTTTACACCAAGGAGCTGGCTAGTGAATCCCTTTCGTGATCAAGAAAAATTTATGCGGGCTTGTGACCAACAAGTCGATGGTTCAAACTTGAATCAATATGCAATGTACATGAAACTGATCGACGAAGAAGTTGGAGAATTACATCAAGCAGTATTGGCCAATGATGAAGTTGAACAACTTGACGCACTCATTGATATATTAGTTGTTACAATTGGCGCAATTCATTCAGCAGGCTTCGATGCTGAAGGTGCTTGGAAAGAAGTCATGAACACGAACTTTTCTAAAATCAATCACGAAACAGGCAAAGTTCGCAAGCGTGAAGATGGTAAGGTGCTAAAGCCGGTAGGCTGGACTGCACCATCATTAGAACCATATCTTAAAAAATGAGTTTACACATCAATCGGTTTATTGACTCAATCAAGGCAGCAGAAAGTCGTGGACAAAAAGATCTTATCATGTCCGTGCGTGATGCCAAAGACTTGCATGGTGATATAACCAAGTTGTTGTTGGCGCTAGAGCAATCACGTCGAGAACAAGCCAGTCAAAATGAGCCAATTGAGGTAGTTTTGTCAGGTGGCAGTTTTAAATCTGCATAGTTATTGAGATAAATAAACACGGAGTTTATCTATGTCACGACCCAAGCCACAGGTGTTAATTGAAATCACCAACAAACAAACTTACAAGACCGAGCAAGTGTTGGCCTCGGAAGGCGTATGGGCAGTTTTTTACGAAAACAAACCAATCAACTTAAAAACTTCAAATATGCTTACGCAGTATCCTGGTCCTAAGTACAAAAAAGTCAGTTTCTCAAATCCAGGTCATGCTAAGAATTTAGCTCGCAAACTTAACACACAGTTTCAAACCACAAAGTTTTCAGTAGTGTTGTTGACTACTGGTGATAAAATTTATCCATAACATATGTTTGACAAATGGCCGACCATGCTCAACATTGAGTTGTCAACAGCCTGTAACGCAGCCTGTCCGCAGTGTTCTAGATATCTAGATGATGATCCAGAACTTGGTATTGTAGAAAATCCTAACTTACCACAAAACACATTGACCTTGGATGTGTTAAAAACTTTGATAGATCATGAATGGTTAAAACAAGCCAAGCATGTTAAATTCGAAGGCACTCATGGCGAACCAACCATGGCCAAAGATTGCACTGACATACTCAGATGGTTTAGAGAAGTAAATCCCACTGTTACCTTTGCATTGCATACCAATGGTAGTACAAGAAATAAAGAATGGTGGCGCGAGCTTGCACAATTTTTTCAATACAATCCGGAACGACGCAGTACAGTGACTTTTAGTTTGGATGGCATAGAAGATACCAATCACATATATCGTCGACGCACTGTGTGGAAAAAGATCATGGAAAATGCTCAGGCATTCATTGATGCTGGTGGGGTGGCTGTGTGGGATATGATTGTGTTTGAACACAACGAGCATCAAGTGTTGAAGGCGCGGAAGTTGGCCAAGAGCATGGGATTTTTTTCATTCGGTGTGAAAATCAGTCAGCGAACTCTTATTAGGCCAATTGAATGGCTCAAACAACCCAAAACTTGGAAAGAAAATCAAGGCACAGGGACTGTCAAAATCAATTGCATAGGCAAACAACTCGATGAACTGTTTTTAAATGCCAACGGGCTTTTTATGCCGTGTTGTTTTATCAACGAAAACGCATACGGTCCTGCCATGCCTTCTACACAAAAAGAAATTGAAGAAGTGCTAGGAGATTTTTCTCAATATCACAGCAGTCACGGACTTGATCACGCCCTTGAATTATTCCATCGTGTGAGTGATCGTTGGGAAACCAACCCCATGGAGATTTGCAAAAATATGTGTGGCAATGGTCACTGGCCGGATCGGTTGCAACAAAAACAAGTGACTGAAGTATGGCCCGAACGGTTCCGAGCACAACACAACCAACCTACTTTGTAAGTCGGTGATTACCAAAGAAGAAATTACACAGAAAATTCTCCAAGGTCTTCCTGAAGAAGATCGTCCCACTTATGAAGAAGCGTGTAAATCATGGTGGATGAACTTTAGAGAAGGTGGCGGGTTTAGATTGACCAATGCTGGATATATGGCCTTGAGCACATGGGAATTTGAAACATA